GAGCAAATTACTACACTGATCAATCAAACTGATATTATACGTTTTGTAGATCAGGATGTTTGTTCATTCAGATTGCGTTGCATGCCACCCCGTAAAGATATCTCTGAATTATTTGTATCAAAGAATAACAGGGCTATTATGAAGGGTGTTATGATCACTCGTAACAATGATGGTATTATTGCAACTAAAGATCTACATAACATCAAGAAGACTCAAAATATGCAAGTAGCTAATGTTAAATTTACTACTGGATGGTTATCATTTGTTGATGAACCTACCACCTATGGTGATTGTGGAGCTATTCATGTTGCACTATCAGCTTTGGGTCCACAGATTTTGGGACTTCATGCATTAGGTGATGGTGCTACTAGAGTTGTTTCAACCAACCTTACTTATGAGATGGTTAGTGAAATTATCAAATCTTATGATCAACCCATCATTAGTTCTGGTGAACCTATGTTATCAAGCGAAAGTGCTCCTCATGAATTAGGACCATTACACTCAAAATCGCCTTTAAGATATATTCCCGCTGGTGTTGCAGCTGTGTATGGATCTTATTTAGGTTTTCGTAGTAGACCAAAATCACGTGTTTCTGCTTCAATTCTTCAACAATCTATGATTGAGGAAGGGTATGAAGTGAAACATGGTGCCCCAGTTATGGTAGGGTATACACCCTGGCGTACTGCTGCTCTAGATATGGTCAATCCAGTAACTAAAATGGATATTTCAGTACTAAATGAATGTAAAAAATCATTTATAGCTGATATCTTTAAAGGTTTATCTAAGGATGCACTTAAGGAAGTTATGATTTATAATGATTTAGTTACTATGAATGGCGCTCCTGGTGTTGCTTTTGTTGATAAAATGAATCGCAATACTAGTTGTGGTGCTCCATGGCGTAAAGGTAAAAAACATTTTTTGATTGAACTTCCCGCTACTGAAACTTATCCTGATGCTGTAATGTTTAATGATGAGGTCATGTCTCGTGTTAATACAATTATTGCTAAATACAAAAATGGTGAACGAGCTATGCCCGTTTTTACTGGACAATTGAAAGATGAAGCTTTAGCTTTTCGTAAAATTGTTGCTGGTAAAACACGTGTATTTGCTGGTGCTCCTGCTGATTGGTCATTTGTAGTACGAAAGTATTTATTATCTGTTATCCGTTTAATTCAAACAAACAAATTTGTTTTTGAAACTGGTGTGGGTACAAATGCTTGTTCTACACAATGGCAAGAAATTCGTGATTATTTGACTGTTTTTGGTGATGATAGAATGATTGCAGGTGATTATGGTTCTTTTGATAAGACTATGCCACCTGATGTGATTCTAGCTGCTTATGATATCATTTATGCTATCTGTAAAGAAGCTGGTTATTCTGAATCTGATTTATTAGTTGTACAAGGTATTGCCGAAGATACTGCATTCCCATTAGTTGATTTCAATGGGGATCTGGTTCAATTTTACGGTAGTAACCCTTCTGGACACCCTTTAACTGTTATTATTAATAGTTTGGCAAATAGTTTGTATATGCGTTATTGCTATACGATTATGAGTCCAGATAAATCATGTGTGAACTTTAAGAAACATGTTAATTTAATGACATATGGTGATGATAATGTTATGGGTGTATCTGTTGATGCACCATTTTTCAATCACACTGCTATTCAAGATGCTTTAGCCAGTGCTGGTATCAAATATACCATGGCTGATAAAGAAGCTGAGAGTATTCCTTATATCAATATTAACGATGTTTCATTTTTAAAACGATTTTGGCGATGGGATGAAGACTGTGGTGCTTATTTGGCACCATTAGAAGAGTCATCCATTGTAAAGAGTTTGACAGTTACCGTTGCTTCTAAGACAATTTGTCCTGAAGCACAAGCTGTAGCAACTATGTCATCTGCTCACTGTGAGTATTTCTTTCATGGAAAGGAAAAATTTTTAGAGAAGAGTGCTATGTTTCAAC